GTCGTCCGCGGCGCGCTGCGCGGCGTGCGCGATGACACGGGCGCGCTACTGCTCGGCGAGACACAAGTCGATCAGGTTTCGCGGCCGACTATCTACGGTCTGCCCGCCAGCTATCACCCGTGGTCGGTACAGGTGCCCGACTTCATTACGGGCGGCTGGCAATTCCTGATCATCGGCGTCCGCCAGGACATCAGATACACGATGGACCCAAACGCCGTGATCGCCGACAATAACGGCGCCGTCGTAGTGTCGGGATTCCAAGACAACGTCACGCCGATCAAGATTTGGGCTAGATTCGCGTGCGCAATCGTGCGGCCGGTTACGCCGCGCGTGACCGCCGGGGCTCGCCCGTTCGCCCGCGCGACCCTCTCGACCCTCGCGCCCGCCGCGGGCGAGGCGCGCGAAGTCGTGACGACCAAGCGCGGCAGCTAGGGCCGGGCCGATGGCCCGACCCGCCGAGACGTGCACCGAATGCCGCGCGCTCGTGGCAGCCGATCAGATGACGGCCCATGTGGCGTGGCATACCGGGCTATCGAACGCGATCGCGCTCGTCACGACCCGCACGGCGACTAACCACCCGCACGGGCCGGTTACCGCGAGCCGAAGCGGCGGCAAGACGTGACCGACTGGCAGACGTGGGCGCCGCCGCTCAACCCGCCGACCGCGGGCGGGCTCGACCTCGCCGACGCCGAGCGGATCGCCGCGCTCTACTGGGACGCCGAGCCGCACTTGTGCGCGGCGCTGCAATGGGAAAGCTACGCGGCAACGCTGCCGCCGGGCTCGGCCGTCTCGCAGGTCCAAACCGGGATGCAATCGGTTACCTACTCGCCAGCCATGCCCGGCGGCGACTACGGGCAAGCGATCTCGCGGGCGAACTGGCATCGCTCGTTCGTCTCGACGCTGGTCACGGTCCCGCTCGACCTCGCGCCGCTCGACCTCGCGGGGATCGAGCCGCCGGGATGGTGGGAAACCGAGCCCGTGACCAGCGGAAACGGGGCGCCCGGCCAGGCCGGGGGCGCCGAAGGGGGCGCGCCGTGACCGTGCTGCTCACGCCCGATCCGGTCGAGCTGTTCGCGCCCGGACACATGGACGCGCACGGCTGGCGCTCGCCCGGCGACCTCGCCGCCGACTGGCGCGGGCGCGGCTCGCTACAGCTCGTGCAAGCGCCCGGCGACCCGCGCGCGACCGCGGGCGGCGGGCACGGCCCGCACGAGCCGCGCGAGATCGCCGCCGGGACGCTGTTCCTGCCGACCGAAGCCGAGCCGCGAGCGGGCATGACGGCGATCGTGCGCGGCTCGGCGTTCGTGCTGCTCGGCGTGCGGTACGTGCCCGATCCGGTCGGGTCCGGGCTCGATTGCTACGCGGCGACCGTGAGCGAGGCGCCCGCCGATGCCTGATGCGACATTCAAGGTAACGAACGCGATCGCGCGGCGGCTCGTGATTCAGCCCGATATCGCCCGGATCGCCGAGCAGGTCGCCGAAGCGGCGCGGGCGAGCACGCCGCGCGGGCCGACCGGGCAGCTCGCGGGCGGCTGGCACACGCTGCCCGGCCGTGACCCCGGAACGACGATCATCCGAAACGACACGCCGCACGGGCGCTATGTCGAGTACGGAACCCGGCGGCGGCGCGCCGATGCGATGCTCGGCCGCGCGCTCGCCGCGGCGAGGGGCGCTTACTCATGAGCGCGCCCGTGGTCGAGCAACCCGACGTCGAGGCGCTCGTCTGGTCGCAGATCGAGCCGCTTAAGGGCGTGACCTCATTCGCCTACGCGGCGACCTCGCTCGACCGGATCGGCTGGCTTTATGCCGTGTTCGTGCAAGTCGACGCGCGGCACGCCGATAAGAAACGCGCACGCGACCTCGCCGAGCGCGTGCGGCAGATCATAACCGGGCTCGGCGGCGCCGATTGGGCAGACGGCGTCGTTTCCTACGTGCAAGCGGTCGAGGGACCGTTCTACCTGCCCGACGACGACAATGGCGCGCCGCGGTATGTGGCGCGTTACGAGATAAGGGTTCATCCCCCGCGCCGGGCTACGGTTCCGGCGCGAATGTAGGAAGGAATCGCGATAATGACCACGCCAGCGCCGCCAGCGCTCAACCCGTCCGAGGTCCAAGTCGGAACGCCGAACGGACCCGGAATCTATATCGCCGAAGCGGGCACCGAGCCGCCCGACGAGACCGACGAGGAATGGGGCTCGGATTGGTCGATACTCGGCTATCTATCGGACGACGGCCCGACCGTGGGCAGCTCGACCGATTCCGAGTCGCTCCAGCCATGGCAGAGCGCCGTCCCGCTGCGCGAAGTCATTACGGGCCGCTCGATCACGATGCAATTCGTTATCTGGTCGCTCAACGAGCAGACACTAGCGCTCTACTTTGACGCCGACGTGCCGACCGCGGGCGCCGATGGCTCTATCGATATGGAGCTACGGACCGACACGCCCGCGCATCTGTACGCGATCGGGATCGACTCGGCCGACGCCGAGCGCGTGTTCCGAATCTCGTTCCGCCGCGCTTCACTGTCGGCGGCGGGCGATATGGCGATCTCGCGCGGCGCCGCGGTTCCGCTCGATTGCACGCTAAGCGCGCTGGACGACGGCGGCGTGCTCGGCCGTGTCCAGCTCGGCGCGCGCGCTTCGGGCTCGGGCGGCGGCTCGGGCAACGGTCGGCGTCGGCACGCCGAGCGCGCCGAAGCGGCGGCGTGACCGCGGCAGCGAGCGCGAACGGTCACAGCGAGGTTTTCGACCTCACCGACGCCGCCGATGCGGCGGCGGGCGAGGGCGAGCCGTTCGCGTTCACATTCAAGGGCAAGCCCTACGAAGTGCCGCCCGCGACGAGCTGGCCGGTATCGGCGCTGCGCGCCGTGTCCCGCGGGGATCTCGATTCGGCGCTCGCCGAGCTGGTCGGCGCCGAGACATTCGACGCGCTGTGCGACGACGGGCTGAAACTCGGGCAACTTAACGTGCTGTTCGGGAAGATCGCGACCGCGCAGGGGCTCGGCGACCTAAAAAATTCCGCGCGGCAGCAACGGCCCGTTTCGACCCGGACGTCGAAGCGGCGCTAATGAGCGCGTTCGGCGTCGACACGCTCGACCCGGCGACCACGACCCGCCGGGTTGCCGTGCTGCTCGACCGGCTGCCGCCGAGCGCGCGTGTCGGCGGCGAGGTCTGGTCGGTCGAGGCGGAATTGCTCGCCGTGCTGATCGATCAGGTCGCCGCGCTCACATGGGTCACGCTGCGCGCCGCCGGGGCGAAGGGCGCTCGACGGCCCCGGCCGATCCCGCGGCCGACCCGCTCGGGCCGCTCGGCCGGGCGCCAGGCGCCCGCCGCCGCCGAGCCGGGCCGGGCGGGCTCGTGGGCGGACGCCGCCCGCGCGCTCGCCGTGATGCCGGGAATGGGGCGCGATGGCGACTTATGCCTATGGCGGGCTAGAGGTCCGGGTTACCGGCGACACGCGGCAACTGACCGTCGATATCAAAAACGCTGCCACGAGCGCGGGCACGGACGCCGCGCACACGATCAGCGAACGAATGGGCGCCGGGCTTAAGGCGGTCGGCGGGCTCGGGCTGGCGACCGGGAAAGCGGTTGCGACCGGGATCGCCGGGGCGACCACGGCGGCGACGGCGTTCGGCGTCGAGGCATTCCGCACGGCGGCGCGGGTCGGCGAGATGGACGCGAGCCTGCGCGCGCTCGCCAAAGCAAATAACGTCTCATACGCGGAAATGCAGAAAAGCGTCGCCGCGATCCGTAAACAGGGAATCGAGGCGAGCACAGCACAAGATTTGGTCGCGCAGTTTACCCGTAATAACCTGAAACTCGCCGACGCGCAGAAACTCGCGACGGTCGCGCAGGATGCCGCCGTGATAAGCGGCCGGAATTCAACCGACGTGCTCGCCGACTTGACGCACGGGATCACGACGCAAAACTCGCAAGTGCTGCGGAATGCCGGGCTCAACGTCCAGGCCGGGCAGGCGATCAGCCAATACGCGGCGTCGGTCGGTAAGTCGGTTAAGGACTTGACCGACGCCGAGCGGTCGCAAGCCGTGCTAAACGCCGTACTGGAATCGGGCTCGACTGTTGCGGGCGCCTACGCCGAAGCGATGACCGAGCCCGGTAAGGTGCTGCGCTCATTCAAGCGGGTAACCGACGATATTAAACTCTCGGTCGGCGAGGGGCTCGTTAAGGCATTCGGCCCGCTGATCTTGCAAGCCTACGATATGGCCAAAGCGCTATCGGCCGCGGTCGGCCCCGGCGGCGCGCTCGCGCCGATATTCGACGCGATCGGCGTAGCGGTCGGCAAGCTGATAACGCCGCTACTCGGGCTCGTCACGCAATGGTCTAAATGGCTGGAAAACCTTAAGCCCGAGCAAATGCAGGGCGTGCTTAAGGTGATCGAGCGTTTCGGCCCGGCGATCCTCGCCGCGGCGGGCGCGATAACCGTACTCGTCGCGCCGGGTCTGCTCGGTCAGATTCCCGTGCTCGGCGGGATGCTGACAAACCTGCTCGGCCCGGCGAAACTCGTCGCGGGCGGCATGGGGTCGATCGGGCAAGCGGCATTGCACAGCATCCCGGCGCTATCCGGTATCGTGCCCGCGGCTGGCGGGGTCGGCGCCGCGCTCGGCTCGCTGGCGCTGCCCGTAACCGCCGTGGTCGCCGCTATCGCCGCGCTCATGCTCGCCAGCTCGGATTTTCGCGGCGCCGTGGTCGAGCTGGGCAAGTCGCTACTAGAGGGGCTGAAACCCGCTCTAATGGCGGTCTGGGAATTGGTAAAGGTTTTCGGCTCGGCGCTCTGGGAAATTCTCGGCGCCATCGGCGATGCGCTCGCCCCGGCGCTGCGCAACCTCGCGCCGCTACTTAAGCAGATCGGCGAGCTATTCGGCGTGAATATGGCGGGCGGCGCCGAAGGGGCCGGGTCGGCGCTCGGCGGTATCGTGCCCGTGATAACCGGCGT